ATGAATGACTCGTCCATGCTTGATAGTTTCGGTAGAGCCACAGCCGTTGCGTCCGAGCACGGTCAAAATTCGGACAATCACACCCAAATACCCCCTAGCTCGACTCCCCTAGAGTCGGCACTTTCGACGGCTGCTGACGTTATTCGGCGGGCCTTACTGGAGGACTTGAAAGAAGGCATCCTCTCGCGCGAAGCGGTGGCGTTAGAGCTTTCACGTAGCGTTGGCCGAATCGTGAGTTTGGCGATGCTGGATGCCTATCTGGCGGAAACAAAACAGAACCACCGGTTCCCCGTCGAGTTGGTTCCCGCTTGGGTGTACGTGATGAAATCACCCCGACTCTTGCAGGCCCTTTGTGGAATCAGCGGGTTGTCGCTGGCAACGCAAGAGGATAGGGATTTCGCGGAGTTGGGACGAGCCGCGCTGAGGCAGGAGAAGCTGGCGAAAAAACTATGGGAGAGGATCTGATGCCGGGCACAGCACTCCTCACGAAAGAACAGGTAGCCGAGCTGACGGGCCGCTCGGAAAGTTGGGTCGAGAAGAATCGTGAAGCACTCCAGCCGGTGGCCGGCGAAGTGGCGCAAAACGGGAAACCGGTTCCACTGTACGACGTGAGCGCGCTGCCGGCGGAGGCGCAACAGAAGTGGGCGCGGACCGAGCGGCGGAAAGTAGTGGAGATGATGACGGCGCCGGCGGGGCGCGACGGGCAGTTGGCATTGACGTTGACGGCGCCGGCGGGGCCGAACCTGAGCGAGAAAGACCGGGCGGAAGCACAGCGGAGGTTCGAGGCGATCGAGCCAATCGTGAACAGGGAAAAGTATCCGCTGCTCTATACGCAATATCCGCGAACGCGCGAGCTGCTGGCGTTCCTGGCGAACGCGCACCGCGTGCCAGTGCGGACGATCTACCGGTGGAAGAAGGCGTGGGAAAAGGGCGGCCTGCCGGCGTTGGTGCGTAAGGATCGGGCGGACAAGGGCGCGGCGCGGGTCATGAACGATGCGGCGCGGGCGTTGCTGCTGAAAATGTCGCTACCGCAAAAGGGCGTGTACGGCGTGCTCCGCGTGGCCGAGATCTGGCGGGTGTACGAAGAGGAGCGTGTTTGGCGCGAGGCGCATATCGCGCAAGTGGTGAGCGTTCCGGAGCGCGGCAAGTACGAGCGGTTCCTCGATGACTGCAACCGATTGCAACCGGCGGCGCAGTTGCCGAGGATTTCGTACCAGACGTTTCGCACCTGGTACAACCGGATCCCGGAAATGGTGCGGACGATGGCGCGCGATGGCGAGGACGCCTATCGAAACTCGCAAGAGATCATCACGCACCGGGACATCGCGGCGATCCAGCCGATGGACTGGGTGGTGTTCGACCACCGCGTGCTCGATCTGTTCTGCATGACCCGCGAGCGTGGCGGGTGGAAGCTGGTGCGGCCCTGGCTGACGGCCTGTATCGACATGCGGACGCGCAAGTGGTTGGCGTGGGCGATTGTGGAGACGCCGTCGAGCGACTCGATCGCGACGGTATTAAAGAAGCTGTTTCTAAACTTTGGGCTGCCTGGGGAACTCTACTGGGACAACGGTAAGGACTTCCGGTGTGAATGGTTCGAGGGGCGGGCGCGCCGAACGCGCCAGGCGGAGAGAATTGCCGATTTAGATCCGACCTGGCGCGGCGTGCTCGGGACGTTGGGAATCCGCGTGCATCACGCGATCGCGTACAACGCGCGGGCCAAGATAATCGAGAGCAATTTCAACCGGATTTCGAACACCGATCGAGCGCTGCCGGAGTGGTGCGGGCATAAGCCAGGCGCGCGGCCGGAGCACTACGCCGAGATGGTGAAGCAGCACGAGGCCTGGGTGGCCGGCGAGCGCGAGAAGACGCCCTTTCGGACGATCGAGGAAATCACGGCGTTGTACAACGCCGTGCTGAAGGATCTGAACGAACGGCCGCTCGAAGGCGAGGGGATGCGCAAGACCACGCCGACGGGCCATGCGTGGTTGTGCCCGAACGAAGCGTGGGAGGACCTGATCGACCAGGTCGAGCGCCGGAGCGTTCCGGTCGACGTGCTGCATATGTGCTTTGCGAAGCGCAAAGAGTTGACGGTCCAGCACGCCGAGTTGAAGACGACGCACAACGGGCAGCCGTATTACTACCGGCTCTCGGATAACTCCGGGCGGCTCAACCAACTCAACGGGCGCACGGTGGAGTTCGCGTACGATCCGCTCGACCTGGGCGAAGGCGCGGTGTACTACCAGGACCGTTTCTTTGGCCTGGTGAGCTGTGTGGAATTGCGGCGAATGGGCGAGCAGGCGTTCGTGCAGGATGAACGCGATCGGCGGGCGACGCGGCGGGATCTGAAGAAAGCGATTCTGGCGGCGAGCCAGGTAGCTCCGGGGATTTCGCTTGCGGAGCGACTGGAGCGGCGCGCGGAGATGGCTCCGGAGCGGCGCGAATCGCCACGGATGGAAGTGCAAGCGGCGATCGCGGCGCCGGTGATGGAAGCAGCCGCGGCCGCCGAGGAAGAGCGCAAGTTCGATTTTGATGCGGTGCAAGCGGACGCGGTGACGGCCACGGAAACGGCCGCGCCAGGCGAGGAAGAAGAGTTTAACTTCTTCGGGAATTGATGACTTACCCAACGATGAGCGAGCGGGTGGGCTGGGAGCGTACAACGGCGGCTGTCGCGACGTCGTCCGCGGTTGCGGCAACCCACATCGGTGTAAACGCCCGCAGGTGGCAGCCGGGGCTGAAGACAGCAGCCCCGGTGGGGCAATAACTGAACCGAAGTTTAAGGGGGACTTGAACTATGGTTTGCCAAGTACCGGAAGCGGTGACGGAGGCCCTGCGGGCCGAGGTTGCGGACTTCCTAAAAACGAGACCGGATATTACGACGGCGGATCTGGCGCAGTACACGACGCTGGCGGATTCGACGGTGCGGCACTGGTTGGGCGGACGCATTCCTGGCGGGTTCGACGTGCAGGGGCAGATGCGGCGCGTGCTCGACCAGGCGCGGGCGGGAGACATACTGGCGCCGGCGGGCGCGCCGGAATCGGTGTTCATCACCGAGGACCCAGCGAAGCGCGTGCGGAAGGTGGCTAAGAGCGGCACCTTCTATCAAACGCAGACGGTGAAGCGGATCGCCGAGGTGCTCGACTACTGCAGCGAACAGTGCGCGATCGGCGTGATCACGGCGGACTTCGGCGTCGGCAAGACCGAGGGCGTGAAGGACTGGCGCCGCCGGACGGCGGGCAAGGTCGAAAGCGTGGTGTTCGAATTCGACGAGTTCAGCTCGACGAATAAGGTGGACTTCGTGCGCGTGATGGCGCGGCAGTTCGGCCTGGCGGACGCGGTGGGATCGCAGAACGGCGGCCTGGTGTTTCGCGAGATTTGCGAGTACTTGCGGCGGAATCCGTGCCTGTTGATATTCGACCAGTGCGAGACGCTGCGGCCGAGAGTGTGCCAGGTGATCCGGCAGATTTGGGATCGGACACACGACGCCGGCGTGGGCGTGGCGATGCTGGCGGCGCCGATCCTGCTAGCGCGGCTAATGGTCGGCAAGATGGTCGACCTGGGCGCGCTGACTTCTCGAGTGGGCATCTGGGCGCCGCTGAGCGGCCTGACGCGCAACGAGATGGCGGCGGTGGTGAAGCAGGAAGGGTTCGACGATATCGATGCGGCGGCGTTCGACCTGTGGTTCAAGGCGACGGCGGGATCGATGCGGCGGCTGATGCGGTCGCTCGATCTGTTAAGGGCGAAGCACGCGGGGAAGCGCATCAGCGAGAAGACGGTTATCGGCGTGGCGGCGCACCTGTGGGGCATGAACGTGGAGGGGGTGGCGTGAGCTGCCTTACCGAGGTGCGGCCGGAGATCGGCCAGGTGATGACGGCGGAGACGGCGATGGACATCCTGTCGGCGCTGGCCGAATATTCTGCGCGGATAGGGCGGGAATGCGAGGTGGTGTTGCGCGCGGACGGGAGCGGCGACGTGATGGCGGCCGAGGAGTTCACGCTGCGCGGCGAGGAACCCGAGGGGTTCGAATCGGTGGCGCAATTCGGATCGATTGCGGAACTCGGTGCGCTGCTGGGGGCTGGGCAATGAGCAAGCTCACGAAGTTCCAGATCTACGCCATGATCGAGCGGCTAGGGATATCGCTGCGCCGATACCGGCAGTGCGGGAACCAGGCCGCGGCGAAACGTACGGAAAAGAAGCTCGACCAATACCGCAAGGAACTGGCCGAGCGAAAGGAGGCTTAATGCGAGGCGACGATCAATCACGGAAGACGTTTTGGGAGTACAGGCTTATGCACGCGACGTGCACGATCCTGGCTATGGTGGTGGGGGTGGCTGCAATCTCCCCTGGCGGCGCGCTGGTGAGCCCTGGGCGCGCCTTCATTGCCATCCTACTGGCGCTGCTGGCTATCGCATGGAGGCCATTGTAATGGAACAACGGCCGGTGTTTTACCTATACGCGGAGATCCGGCGCCTGGAGGCAGTCGTAAAACGCCACGAGGAGGCGCGCGGATTCACTTACGCGAAGAAGGCGCGGACGGAGTTGTGGGCAGCGCAGCGAGAGCTGGCGCAGCGGATACGGGAGATGGTGGATTCGGGCGAGCAGATGCCGGAGCACTTCACCAAAAGTGCGCCGGTCGCGGCCGCGGCCGGGAGGCAGGTCGAGACCCCGGATGGGGCACGGGCGAGCTGCCTCACTACGGAGGCTGTGCGATGGCTGCAATAGACCGGCTGTCGCGCGAAGAACAGATGATGGCGCAGATCGTGTTGGGTATGGCCATCGATCTGTTCAAGCTAGACGAGAAGGAAACGTTCACCCGCGAGGAAGTGCTGGCGATGCTCGACTCGGTGCGAACGGATCCGGTGTTCTTCGATGCGGACGTGGTGATCGAGCACCAGTCACTGGACAAACTGGCGACGGAGATGGTGTTGGGAACGCTGGCGGCCGGCGGAGACAGCGATGGCGATACGGGGCGCAGCCAGAGCGGCGTGCGCTGGCCGGCGACACTGCCGGGCGCGCTCCATACGATTGTCTTTTGGGCCTGCCTGCCGTTCGTGATTGCGGTGGCGTGGTTGCTGGGGCTCTGGGATCGGATGAGTGGCTGGAGCACTGAGGAAGATACCACCTGGGAACCGCGGGGTGAGGAATAGTCATGGCGGCGCGACTGGTGGTGTTGGAGTTGATGATGGCTCCATTGTATGTGATGGCGGCCATCTGGAGCGTGTTCATAGCGGTGTGCTTCGTGCTGCTACTGCCGGTAGCCACACTGAATCCGGACCGGGCGGATCGCGTGATTGAGCGGTTACGCAGTGCGTATCTGGCGCGCGCGCAGGCATTCGAGGACTGGCTCGCGGAGATGTTGGGTTTGGAGGAGGACGAGAATGGCGCGGCCTAAAACGAACGCAGTGGCCGTGCTGGCGACGCCGGAAGAGTGCGTGCGGACGATGGCGGAATTGCTTATCGCAATTACGGATATCGAGGTTCTGATAGCCGAAAAAGACTTGGCGATGGCGGCGGCTTTGGCGCGGACGGAGACGCGGCTGGACGATGCGAAGGCGCGGAAGATCGAGGCCGAGGTGGCGCTGAAGAACTACTACTATGCGCACCTGGCGGAGATCGAAAAGAGCGGCGCGAAGCGCTGGCAGCTCTCGAACGGAGTGATTGGGCGGCGGGATAATCCGCCGGCGCTGAAGCCGCTGAACCGGGCGTGGAGTTGGGAAAAGATCAAGGCGGCGGTGCGCGAGCGGTGGGGAACCAAATACTTCCATGCACCGAAGGCGCCGGAGTTGGACAAGGACAAATTGAAGGAACTGGACGCGGAGCAGCTCAAGCTGGCGGGGATGAAGCTCGAAAGCGAAGAGACGTTTTACGCGGAGCCGGACCGGGCGCCGGCGGCCGCCGAATAAGAGAAACACGATGAGCGCCGCCAATCCACAGCTCGCCTATTTCCCGCCAGAGATCGAACCGCCTTCGAGCGCGCCGATCGAGGCGAAACAGGAATGGCTGCGAGCGCGGATGGCGGCACAGAAGGAAGCGGGCCTGGCGCGCGCACGGCGGGCCGCGGAAATGCGAGTGCCGCGACACCAATTGGCCGACATGCGATGCACGAGGTGTGCGAGGGTCGACGGAATTGCGGTTGGATATCGCATATTGCAGCGCGGATTGGCTCCTCAGATTTGCGGGTGCGTCTTTCGGAGTGCGTTTCGGGCGGTGATGGGGAAGCGGGCGGCGATCCTGCGCGAATATCCGCCAGGGGTGCAGTTGGAGCGAATGCCGGTGAAGGGCGGCGGCTTCAGTTTCACCTACTCGATTCCGGCGGCGGAATATCTCGCTGATCTGACCCTTTCGGCCCGGCGGCGCCTGACAGCCGCGCAATGGCCACTATTCGACCTGCATTATTTTCACGGGATGGACTGGAAGGGTTGCCTGCCGAAGCTCGCGCGCATGGGCCTGGACAGCGGGAAGGACAAGGGGAACTTCTTCCACGAATGCTACAGGGTGGAGGAGGCGATGGGGAGGGAATGGCTGGAAATCGGGATGGCGCCGGCGGGGAGGTATTTTCGGGGCCGCGCGGCGGAGCGCGGAACGGCCGTGGATAAGCGCGACGAGAGGCTGTTCTTCAGCATGGTGCGGACGTTGATGCCAGAGCATCATGGCCGCCAGCGAGGATACGGAAAAGCGATGGCGGACGGACCATGCTAAAGCGGGCGGATGCGGGCGATTTTGGCGAAGTCCGCGGCCCGCTATTCGATGGGCCGGCCGCGGGCGATTGCAGCGCACCGTTCGCGGAATCGAAGGTGGCGCCCGACAGGAAAGAGCGCGCGATCGCGGAGATGATCTGGGCGCACCAGGGGCGGGCGAATCCGATTTCAATCGCGACGCTCGCGCGAGCGACGGGCTGGACGGAGCGGGACATAAAAGGCATCGTCGAGCAGCTCGTAGTGACGCACCGGATGAAGATCGGCGGCAAGCGCGGCGAGCCGGTGGGGTACTTCATAGTGGTGGATTTGGAGGATCTGGAAGCGGCCGTGCGGCCGTATCGAGACCAGATCTTCGCGATGTGGCGGCGCTTGCGCGTGTTGATGAGTAGGCATGCGCTGGCCGAGATGGCGGGCCAGCTCGCGATGAGCGCGGACCGCGCGCCGGGGGAATCCGGCGGAGGGTTAGAACGATGAAGAAAGCGACTGAAGTGAGAAGCCTCGGACCACAGAAGGGTGTAAAGCCGAATTGCGATGGCGTGCCGGGAGAAATCGTGGACGCGGCGGAAGTTGGGCCGGCGGCGATCTGGGGGCGGAAGAACACGAAGGTATCGCCGTACGACTTGCCGTTGGCGCAATTGGCGGAAGCGGGGCCAGGGAAGGTGCTGAAGTTCGGCTATCCGCGGGCATGGTCGAGCGTGGGCGTGCGGGCGAAGAAGTTGGGCTTCCGGGTATCCAGGGCAGTCGTCGACGGCAAACTGTTCGTTCGGTTCGATGGGCGGCTGGACGACGATCTGCGGGCCGCGCGGCGGGAGAAGATCATAGGCTGCTTGCGGCGTCAGCCGGGGATGACAACCCACCAGGTGAACATCGCCGTGCGCGACTCGGGAGACACGACATTCGACGCGGTCCTTGCGGAACTGTATCTGACGCAACTGCTGAAGGCGGGCGACGTAATTAAGCGCGACGGCGGGACGTGGGCGTTGAACCCGATGCGGCCGGCGGTGGCGAAGACGGCGTAAGAGTACTATCCCATGGCATACCTGGCAAAAAACGGCGAGGAGCGCGACGAAGTGTTCCGCGACCTGGATCGGCTGATTGCCGAGGAAGACCTTTTCGCCGGGCGCGCGGGCAGCCGAATCGCGCTGGTGCCAGCACGGCGCGGGCCAGCGCGGAAACAAATGGGCCGATGCAGTGTGGAGAATTGCGGACGTTGGGCGGTGGTGCGTGGATTCTGCGACGCCCATTATCAGCGATGGAAGCGCTATGGGACGCCGCTGGCGGGGAGCCCTGTGTTTGGATGCCCGACGTTATGCCGCGCTGTGGGATGCAACCGCCAGGCCCGCAGCAAGGGATGGTGCGTTCGCCATTACCTGAGAGCGTGGCGGCGGGGAGGGGAGTTGTGATGCCGGGACGGATGAGTGGGTTTCGCGGCCGGCTATTTTCGGCGGTACACGCGGAAGCGCAAAAGCGAGGAATGGATCACGACGCGCTGCGCGCGATGTGCCATGCGCAGTACGGAGTGCACTCTATGTCGGAGATGACAGAGGCGAACTTACTGAAGATCTACTACGGTTGGACGGGGAAGAGCCTGCGGCGGAAGGCGAAGCTGCCGCGGCGCGGGGAAGCGGCGAAACAACCGCAAGGCGAGATACAGATCGCATCGGCCGAGGAGTTGATTACGTTAGACGCCGAGTTCGCCAAAAGAGGACTGGGACAAGAAGGGCGCGAGAACTTTATCCGGCGGCAATTGGGAGGGCGCGGCATAGTAAGAACGCGGCGGGACTTTTGCAGTGTGCTCGGTGGGTTGCGAGCCATGAATAAGAGGGATGGTGGAGTGGCATTGACCGAACAAGCCAATAATAATACGACGGAAAGGGAAGGAGACACAGAACTATGCAGATAGCCGTAGGTGCATTAGTGGTCTTAGGAGTGTTGGAAGTCAGCGCGCCGCTGACGGCGTTTTTATCTCCGGAGTTCGATGAGTGGTTAGCGGCGCTCTTAATGGCGATGGCTGGATCTACCCGAGCCAAGAGGGAGACTTACAGGCGGTTGCGCAAGCGGGATCTGGCACTTATAGACCCGACAGACCCAAGGCGAGGCGACTTATAACTCACGCTATGAGTACAACTGACTCAACAAAACGGGTAGTGAGTGTGACGCCGGATGGGGCGCAGCGGCTGATCGCCGAGATGGCGAAACTCCGGGGAACGATGCGCGAGGTTGCGGCGGTTCTTCGGGAGCTGGAACCACGGGCGCGCCGGCCGACCGGAAAACGGCGCGAATCCGGTGAAAACATTTGTCCGGTAGTTTGTTCCCAGACGGCCGGGCGGTTTTAGGACAATGGAATCGCGAATGGGAAGGCGGACGATTCAGGCGGCGTTGATGGTTGTGGTGGCGCTGGCGCTTTGCGGCCCGGCGGCGGCGCAGGCGCAGGTAACCGTGGCGCAGACGCTGCGGGCGGCGGATGGGAGCCTGCTCTCGGGGTATCTGCGCATCCGCGCGAGCGTGCCATTTCAGGCGCCGGATGGGTCGTGGATCGATACGGCATGGGCGCGCGAGCCGTTGGTGAACGGCAGAATTAGCATTGCATTATGGCCGGCGGCGTACACGGTGGAATGGCATCTGGACAACGCCATGCAGCGGACGGACACCTGGATAGTGGCGGCCGGCAGTTCGCCGGTAACGGTCGCGATGGTGGTGAGCGGGGAGGCGGCCACGGGATCGGCGGCCCTCAGCTTATTGACGCTCACAAATGCGCAGTTGCTTGCGATGACGAATACGCAGTTGCTTGCGCTGACGAATTGAGACGGGAAAGATGAAGAGACTACTTTTACTTACGTTAGGAATCTCGGGACTAGTCTTCGGACAGTTCGCCGACTTCAGCACTCAGACCATCGCGAGCAACTTATCGGCTGCGATGAATACAAAGCCGGTAGTGCAAGTGGGAACGGCGCTTCCTCTTTCCTGCTCGGCGCCGGGTGCGACGGTGAAGGATTTGTTTGTTCTGACGTCGAGCAGCGGGTGGCTGCTCTATTACTGCTCAGCCGCGAATGTCTGGACGCTATATGACACAACCGGAACTGGCAGCTCACTTCCGACGTCCTGCGCATCGCCGCGCGATTTCTTCATCTTGACCGGTGCGGCGACGCCGACGCTGTACGTGTGTGTGGGCAACGTCTTTGTGCCGCCGCTGACTGGCAACGCACTGACAGTGATGTCTGGGACAGCGACAATAGGAGCGCACGAAACAATCAGTTTCTCGGCCGGCACGGGCATCAGTCAGACCATCTCCGACACTGGCTCGGCTATCGACGTAGTTACCGCGCTTGACAGTGCCTACGCCGCGACGGTTCCGGCGACGCAAGCGGGACTGAGCGACGTCACCGATACAGGATCGAATGGCAGCGCGTATTCCGGCTGCCCGGCCGATATTATCGGCGTACTTAGAGACGGCATGTCCATCACTTTGACTCCGGCGCATTCCGCGACGGGAGGGGCGACAACGTTCAACCTTTGTACACTGGGCGCATTGCCGGTGTATGGATGGGGCGGTAACAGCCCATCGGCGGGCGATCTGCTGGCGGGACGACCGGCTGCGTTGCGCTACGCCGCGGGACTGAATACACCAAACGGGGCGTGGGTGTTCACGCCGGACGGGAATGTGCCGAGTGGCGCGAGCGGGGAATTGGCACCGCTATTCAGCACGTACGGCAGCCGGCCGGCATGCGATCTGGCGGCGACGGGGCAGATCTTCCACGCATCGGACATATCGAATAAGCATTGGGAGTGCGATGGCAGCGCATGGCAGCCGGTGGCGTTCGATATGCAGGTGGCGGAGCCGACGACCCTGACCTGGTCGGCCGCGGGCTCATCAACTACACCAACGATCAGCTCCGTCGCGGGGACACTCGTCGTGTCCGCCACGGCGGTCGGGACCTGGCAAGTCGCAGCTACGCCGATCAGTCTCAGTACTCCCTACACGATCGAGGTTGCCTTCACCTTTTCGGCGCAATTCAGCAGCACCACTGACGGCTGCGGGCTAGTTCTGTTTTCAAGTACGCCACCGGCATTCTCCGGGCCGACTTGGATGGCATGGTTTGTCGGTTCAAAGCCAAGCGAGGGTAACTTCTTGCCGCCATGGCAATTGGCGTTTTTCGATGAGTGGGCCGATCTGCTGGGCTCCTACGCCGGCCAACAGGCCGCGCCGGTCGTCCGCGAGAAGTTAGTGGACGATGGAACGAATCGAACCTTGTATCTGAACAACGGGGCCGGATACTTTCAGGCCTTCCAGCAGTCGGACGCCGCGAACAACACGCCACACAATCCGGGGTATTGGGGTGTCGGGTGTGGCGTCGGCGTTTCCGGCGAATCGTCTCAACTGGTGCTCTACAGCGCGAGCGTGCACCACTAATGAACGGGCTGGCGGGAGTGGCTAAGATCGCGGCGGACTTCGGCGGGATCGGCGTGCTGGCGGTGGCGCTGCTGCTGTTGTACCGGCTGGCGGATAAGTGGGGCGGGGCGTTCCTGACGGCGACACAGGGGCAGACGGCGGCGATGACGCAGCAAGCTGCGGCGGTGTCGGCGCTGGTCGAGACGGTGAAGGACGGGCAGAACGATCAGCGGGAAGTGTTGATCGCGGTGCGGATGCTGAACGATAAGATCGACCAGCAACGGCATTGCCTGGAGGGAATCGACGACTTCGTGCGGGAGCGGACGCAGGCGTTGGCACAGGCGGACCAGCGACTAGCGGCGGCGTGCGAGGCAAAGCGTTGCGGATTCGCGGAGGTGACGGGAGTGCGGGAGGGCCGATGATTTCGGAGATGGACAAGGCGCGGCACGCGGAAGAGCGGGGTGCGATCCTCAAGGCGCTGCAAAGCGATTACGCCAGAAAGATGTCGAGCGTAACGATGTTGGCACGCGTGTTGTTCATGGCGGGGCAATCCATCACGCCGGGCGCGTTGCAGTTCCATCTCTCGCTGCTGGCGGACTCGGGCTATGTGAGGATCTGGCGAGCGGAAGAGATGCCGATATTTCGCCCTGATCGCGGGACGGAGGCGCGGGGCGACTTGATCGTGTTCGCGCGGCTGGCACCGCGCGGGCTGCAACTGATCGACGGGCAGATTCCGAGCGATCCGGGAGTGAGCTTTTAGGATGGCGCGTCCGAGGGCCACTGACGGATTGAGCGAGGAAGGGCAGCGGGTGATGCTCCAGGGGTTCGTGGAGAAGCACACAGCGTTGTGGATCTCGCGCGCGATTGAGACCGCGACGGGCGAGCGGGTGGCGGACCGGACGATATCGCGGCGGATGGCGGAATGGCGCAGCGAGCGGGATAACTTCGACCGGGCGAAACAACAATTCGCGGCGATGAAGGCGGCCGGGCTCGACGGCGTGCAGATGATGCAGGCGCTGGCATTCGACAGGTTGGTGGAGAATCCGGGAGCGCTCACGGGGAGCGATCCGATTGATTTTCACAAGCTCGGCCTAGAGGCCGAAAAGCTGGCGCTGAAGAAGAGGGAAATCGACGCGCGCGAGCGGATGCTGGCGTTGGAGGAGCGGAAAGCGGCGATGGTGGAGGCGCGGGAGAAGCGGGCGATCGCGGCGCTGGGCGAGGACAAACCAGAGATGTCGGCCGAAGAGCGGTTGGCGGAGATTCGAGGGATTTATGGCATCCGTGGTTAAGAATGTTGACCCCACCATTTGTCCGAAGTGCGGGACGGACGTGATGGTAACCGGGTGGACCGAGGAAGCGGTGACGACGCGGAGCTGGATGCGGTTCAGGGGATCGGGGGCGGTGCAGATTTCGAGTTCGCAGAAGGTGGCGGATAAAGCGGTGTGCTTCGAGTGCGGAGCGAAGCTGGCGGCGACGCCGGCGGAATTGCTGAGGGTGGCGTAATTGGCGGATAGCCCCAAACCCGTTGTTCCGTTGCTGGCCTGGCAGCAGCAATGGATCGAGGACGATGCACGATTCAAGCTGGTGGTCGCGGCGGCGCAGGCGTCGGGGAAATCGTTCACGACGTCGCTCGAATCGGCGATCGACAGGCAGAAGCCGGGGAACGCGTCGGCGCAGTTGGGCATCCTGCTGAGCGCGAGCGAGCGGCAATCGATCGAGCTGGTCGAAAAAGTGAAGATGCACACGCGGGCGTGGGGTGTGAAGTTCGAGGACGGGTACTTCGAGGTGGATGGCGGCCAGACATCGATCGCGGAGCACCGGGTGATTTTCCCGAACGGGAAGCGCATCATCGCGCTGCCGGCGAACCCGGATACGGCGCGCGGTTATTCGGGCGATTTGCTGCTGGACGAGTTCGCGCTGCATCGCGATTCGAAGGCGATCTGGGCCGCCGGGATGACGCGCGTTAGCCGTGGGTTTAAATGCCGGGTGGCGTCGACGGTGAAGGGGCTTGGGAACCAGTTCGGCGAGCTGCTGAAGATGCTCGGCCTGGCGGACGGGGTACCACCGGAAACGCAGCCGGTCGTGAAGTTGGGCTGGCACGGGTATTGGGTGAGCGCAGAGATGGCGGTGGCGCAGGGTTCGCCGGTCGATTTGAAGGCGATGCGCGATGCGATCGGCGACGACGATATCTGGCTGCAGGATTTCTGCAACGTCGCGATGGAAGACGGCAGCCAGTACATTCCGTTGGCGCTGATTCTGGAGTGCGAATCGAGCGAGGCGACGGTCGAGTGGGACGGGAAGCCGCGGCCGGGGCTGTGCGCGGGATACGATGTGGCGCGGAAACGCGACGGATCGGTGATTGTGCTGGGCTACCCGGTGGGGCCGCTGCTGGTGATCTGCGGTGTGATCATCCTTTCGCAGATGCGGTTCGAGCAACAGCGCGAGATTTGCGCGGCAGTGGCGGAAGTGGTGGAAGCGAGCGGCGGCCGTTTCCCGATGGATGCGACGGGCGTGGGTATGCAGCTCGGCGAAGAGTTGAGCACTGGCTACACGGATGGGAACGGCAAGCGGCGAAGGTTCGAGTGCGTGGAGCCGGTGAACTTCGCGACTTCGGTGGACAGCGAGCTGAAGGACGACGAAGGGAAACCGCTAAAAGTGGGAGTGAAAGCGCGCCTGGCCGGGTTGTTGAAGACGCGATGCGAGAACCGGAACATCTGGCTGCCGGAATCGGTGCAACTGCGGAGGGAGTTCCAGGCGGTGAAGCGGTATGTGGGGCCGACGGGCGCGGTGCGGCTGGATGCGGAGCGGACGGCGCGGGGCGGACACGCGGACTGGTTCTGGGCGACGGCGCTGCTGTGCGGGGCGGTGGAGGGGCCGCGGAGGCCATATGTGCCGGCGAGCGATTGCGGGCTGATGGGGCGCACGGTGATGACGGGGCTGATGGAGAGGAGCTTCTAGGATGGCTTGGTCTCCAATTCAACTCGGCATCTCGGGCGGACCGATCGAGACGGGGATCACGCAGCCGCAGGTGAAGGCGGCGGCGGCGAACCCGGAGCGGCCGGATCTGAACGAATACGGTGCGTCAGGCACGCCGATCTTCGGCGGGTTCCTGCGAGAGCGCGGCGAATACAACGCAGACCTGATCGGGCTGGACGCGGTGTATACCTACGAGAAAATGCGGCGGTCTGACGCGCAGGTGGCGGCGACGCTATCGGCGATCAAGCTCCCGATTCTCGCTGCGCAGTGGGATGTGACGGTTCCCGACGATGCATCGGGCACCGAGAAGGAAGCGGCGGAATTCGTACGCGAGTGTTTGTTCGAGGACATCGATTTCAACGCGGTGCTCCGGAACGCGCTATTGATGCTCGATTTCGGTTTCTCCTGCCATGAGGATGTGTGGGCGGTGAAAGGGAACCGGGTACGGCTAAAGAAGCTGGCACCGCGGTTGCCGATTACAGCTTACCGGTGGCTGACGGATGAAATGGGCGAGGGCCTGGCGGCACTCGAGCAAATGGGCTATCGCGGCGACCAATACCTGGTGGCGCAAGTGCCGGCGAACAAGATGGACTTGTTCACGATGCACCAGGAGGGTGCGAACTATACCGGCCTGTCGCTGATGCGCGCGATGTATCAGCACTGGTACATCAAATCGAACCTGTACAAGGTGGACGCGATCGCATGCGAGCGAAACGGGATGGGCGTTCCGGTAATCACGATGGGGCGCGATGCGAAGGTTGAGGACCGGCTGACGGCGCGGACGTGGATCGAGTCATTGGTGGCGCACCAACGAACCGGACTGCTGCTGCCGCCGGAGTGGACGTTCAAGCTGGAAGGCGTTACCGGCCAGGTGCGCGACTGCAAAGATTCGATCGCGCACCATAACGCGATGATCTCAATGGTGGGACTGACGGCGTTTCTACAGCTTGGGCAAGGGACGCGGGGGGGCAGCCGTTCACTGGGCGATACGTTGGCCGATTTCTTTTATATGTCGCTGCAATCGGTGACGGAGCAAATCTCGCGCGTGATGAGCCTGGGAACTGTGAAGCGGCTGGTGGATTTCAACTTCCAGGGGATCGAGCATTACCCGGTAGTGAAGGCGCAGCAGATTCTGACGGTGAAGTTCGAGGCTGTTGTGACGGCGCTGAATCAACTGGCGCTGGCGGGGGTGATTGAGCCAGACGATTCACTGGAAAGCTGGATGCGCGAGAAGATGGCAGCTCCGCCCGTAGATAAGGCCACCGTGCGGCCCGTACCGGGCGGCAAGGGGATGGGAGGGGCGCCGGAGGCGGGGGCGCCTGGCGGGGCCGTGGGCACGAATCAGGGGCAGCCCAAGAAGCGGTCCGGAGCGGCGAAGGACAACGCTGACGGAACGGTGGATGTGGGCGCTCCGGCGCCGGCGGGCGAAGGCGGCGTAGAGGCGGAGAGCGCGGTGTCGCAGCCGACGGCGGCGGAGGTGAATGCGGCGGCGCAAGTGATCCGGCAGGCGATGGCGGAACACGCGCGGCTATCCCGCGTTGGCAGGTCGGTGACCTGCCCCACTTTGGCGGCTATGGATGTTTCGGCGGTGCATGTGGAGGGGATGGGCGGTCTGAAGCTGAAGCGGCAGCCGCGCGGGGTGGAGATCCACCTGGCGCTGCACGATATATCGGGCGCGCTGGACAAAGGGCGCGACGATGTAGCGGCGGCTCTGCGGGCGGCGCGGCCGAGGATACAGGCGGAGCTGATCCACAGGGTGATGAACCGGCCCGTGGGGCAGATGCACCGAGCCACAGTGGACGCGGACGCGAAGCTGGTGAGCCAGGTGGCTGCGATTCTGGGCGGTGTAGCGGAGTTCGGGCGTGATCAGGTGGGCAAGGAACGGGCGAAGCAACGGGCTGGCGCGCCGGCGCCGGATGCGGCCACGGTGCGGATGGCAGACGCGCGGACGAAGGATCCGATCGGGTTATACGCGGACGGGGTGGTTTCGCAGTTCACGAACACGCTGAGCGCGCGGGCGACGAATGCGGCGATCGACAGAAAACGCAAGGGCGGCACAGACGGTGAGATTATCCAGAACGTGCAGGCGGATCTGGACGATCAATCGGACAAGTGGATCGATAGCGTGGCTGCGAAGGGCGCGAATGAGGCGTTCGGCGAAGGGCGCAGCGCGGGGTTCGCGGAGTACGCCGATGAGATAGACCACTATATCTATTCGGCACTGCTCGACCTGAATACTTGCGGGAACTGCGCGGCGGCGGACGGGGCGGAGGGCGATACGGAAGACGATATTCCGGATGTGCCGAACCCGGATTGCGACGGCGGCGACTTATGCAGGTGTGTGGTGGTGGCGGTGTTTAAGGACGAAGGGAGCAAGGCGTGAGCGGCAACGTAGCGAACAACTTCAACGCGGGCGATTGGCACGCGACAGACCTGAGCGGAGTGCGGGTGGTGGTGAAGACCACCAACCTGGCGGGAGTGCATACACTGCACACGCTGGTGGACGGGGCGACGCCGGGGGCGTGCTCGAAAGTGGCGGTTGGGGCAACGTCGGCGCAATCGGCGGCGATAACAGGTGCGATGGTGCGGTTGACTCCGTCGACCAACTGCCATGTAGCGTTCGGCGGGAGCCCGACGGCTGCGGCGGACGGAAGCTGCATGTATTTGCCGGCCGGAGTGTCGATCGTCGTGGCGTTCACGAGCGGGAACAAGATTGCCGTGATTCAGGATTCGGCGGCGGGCAACCTATTCATCACGGTGATGAGCTAGGAGCGAACAATGGCGCGTGAGATTTCGGATGAGAAACGGAAATCGATGCCGAAGGAAGACTTCGCGGGGAAGGGGACTTCTTTTCCGATTGAAACTCCGGAGGACGTTCACGACGCGGCAGCATCAATCGGGCGCGCGGGCGACGACAACTATTCAACAGACGAACTGAAAGCGAATATCATTCGCATCGCGAAGCGGAAGGGCTCGGCGTTCGTGGCGCGGCTGCCGGAGGCATGGAAGGAAAAGACGGTAGAGACATGCGAAGGGAGCGCCTTGACGGCCGCGATGACGGATAAAGGGCCGCAGTACCTGGTGCGGCTGGGCGAGTTGAGCGAAGGGCTGACGCGGATACCGATTGCGGTGCTAGGGCGATTCGTGAAGGGTGCGCAGAAATTTGCGATCACGAAGGCGGCGCTGGCGGACGTGGTGAGGAACTTCCGGGCGCGTAAAGCGGACACAGTGATCGATTACGAACACGCGAGCGAAGAGCCGGGAGTCGCGGCGGGCGGCCCGGTGCCGGCATCGGGATGGCTGAAAGCAGTGGAGGACGCGCCGGACGAGAACGGGATTTTGTGGGGGCAGGCGGAATTCACGCCACGCGCGCGGGAGATGGTGAAGGGCGGCGAGTACAAGTATTTGTCGCCAGTGATTAACTGGGGAGCGCGAAACAAGGTCACGGGAGAACAGCAAGGGGCGACGCTGACCAGCATGGCGCTGACGAACCGGCCGTTTCTGGAGGCGCTTCCGGCGATTGCGATGACGGAATTAGGCGTGGATGCCGATGGGCGTCCGGCCTGGCGAGTCGACCGCGGCGACGCGGCGAGTAACGGGAAGGAGAAACACAACGTGACGAAGGTAATCCTGACTGACCGCGTCGCACGAACGGTGCGGGTGGTCAACGACGACGGAACCGAGCAGACGCTCACGATGGAGGGACTGGAAGCGGCGCCCAAAGTCGTGAAGCTCTCGGACGTGAAGCGCGACAAAGAAGGTCTATTCGACTTCGCGTCGCTGGAGACGGGCGATGGCGTGGTAATGGCAAGCGAAGTCTTCCATGCCATGGAGGTGCAGGGCGAGCTGCAGGCAGCGGTGGGGAAGGGGCTGATCACGCCGGCGCAGCGGCCGTTCTACGAGAAGATGGCGCTGACCGACCTGGGGGCCTTTCGCGAGTTGGTGAAGACGATGCAGCCAGCGGTGGACCTGCGCGAGCACGGCCTGGCGGGTAGCGGGGCCGAGGGCGGCGCGGCGGAGCGGGAAAAGAAGGCGGCGCAGGCGCTGGAGACGAAGATCGCCGAAATCCGGCGCGCTGATCCAAAGGTGCAGTACCACGAGGCGCTAAAGCTGGTGGCGAGCGAGCATCCGGAGATCGTGAAGGCATATCGCCTGGCGACGCTCGAACAGATGGACGGAAGGGAGGAACGCTAACCGGGCAAGCGGGCATGCCGGGTGACCGGGGCCACTTGAAAGGGAAGCGAACAGGCTTATGAACGCGACACAGGGCTTAGTTAAATCGTACGTGACGGAGAACGCGAGCACGACGCAGTACGCGGCGGTAGTGCAGGGATCGACGGCGGACGGCAATTGCAAGCTGCCGGCGGGTGCGAACGCCCAGGGATTTCTGGGCATCACTCTGGAACCGCAATCGGCGGCGGGGCGCGCGGTGGCAGTGCAGAAAAACGGCATTGCGCGCGCGATGGCAAACGGAACGATCGCGCGCGGCGATGCGGTGGCGATCGCCAGCGCGGCGGGCGACCTGGCATCGGTGCAGACGATCGTGGCTGCAGCGCCGGGAGCGGCCTCGTGCGAATACGTGGTCGGGTTCGCCGAGGAATCGGCGGTGAACGGCCAGATCTTCGCGGTCTGGATCAATCCGCAAATCGTGAAGACGGCGGTCAGTTAGGAAGGGCGATGGGCGGTCTCGTACATGGTTCGGTGCGGCGGCTGGGAGCCGCGCCGATCGGCAATCGGGCGGTTACACCAGCGAACCACGGCGGGCGAGACGCCGTGCTACCGCCCGGCCACAGTTCGGGGGGACTGAGGAGCCAAGACAGTGGGTCTTAACGTAGGCGCATTACACATTGACACGATGCTGAGCAACGTTTCGCTCATGTATCGCAACGCCGACTTCCTATCGGAGCAGGTATTCCCGATCGTACCGTCGGAAAAGCAGAGCAACCGGTACCCAATCTACGGACCGGACAACTTGCGGTGCGTGCAGGACGCCCGGCGTCCGGGCGGCATGTCGAACCAGATCGACTGGTCGCTCTCGACCAATCCGTTCTTTTGCGATGGGCACGCATTGAGTGTGTACATCCCGGATGAGGATCGCGAGAACGCGGATCCGGCAGTGATGGACTTGCAGACCGATTCGACCATCATGCTGACGGACAAAATCTTTCTGAACAGGGAAGTGAACCTGGTGAACGCGCTGCTGGCGGCGCTGACGCCGGTGGACCTCTCGGCCAGCTCGGGTGCGCAGCAGTTCGACAACACGAGCTTCGATCCGATTCAGTTTATCGACTATCAGAAGGAAACGGTGGCGGTGCAGATCGGACTGCGGCCGAACGTGATGCTATTCAGCCGGCCGGCATGGCGCGGCTTCCGCAACAATCCGAACGTGCTGAAGCATATCTTCGGCACGAGCGTCGTCGGTACGGGACAGCAGATCAACGTTGACCAGGCGAAGGCGCTGCTCGAAGTGGACGATATCCTGATCGGCGACGCGGTGAACATCACATCGGCGGAAGGCATCACGCCCATCACGACGCATTACGTCTGGGGCCAGCCAGGCGACACGAATGGCGCGCTGGCGATGCTGTTCTACCGTCCGAAATCGCCGGGCTTGCGCACGGTATCCCTGGGTTACCAGTTCACCTGGAACAAGGGCCGGATGGGCAGCCTGGTCTATACGGACCGGGCGGACAGGCGACACGCGGACTGGATCGAGGTGCACCGTTACTATTCGCTGCAGATCGTGGCGGCGGCGGCCGCGGTGCTGTTCAAAAACTCGATCTCGACGGCCGAAGAACCCTAGACATGAGCGTTTCGCTTACATCGGTTTCGCCGTTGTCTGGTCCCCCCGGGACGGCGATCACTTGCTTGGGGGCCGGCTTCACGGCTGGCTCCCAAGTCGGGTGCCCTACGTTGATGCCGACGGCGATGGTGGATGCGGGGACGCTGACGGCTGCGATCCCGGCGATCGCGGGGGCGGATGGGACAACCACGCAGATAGCCGTATACGTGTTGGGGGACGACGGATCGACGTCGGGCGTGGTGATGTTCACGGTGCAGTTCGCGGTGACGCGGTTGCAATCGTGGACAACGGTGGACGCGGTGGTGGCGGAGATTCCGGGGTTCAAGCGCGGCGGCCTGGTTCCGGACGACAGCATCAAAACCTGGATTCGCTCGATTGCACAGAACATCGCGGCGGAGATGGTGCGGCGCGGGCTGAGTTTGAATCCGGTGGATTGGCAGCAGCCGACGACTTCGGCCGAACCGAATCCGGTGGACATTCTGGAGATGATCAACCGGATGGGGGCGGCGTCGCGGCTGGCCTCGGCGGTGGGATCGCAATTCACGGCGGCGGGGCAGCAGTGGGCGGTGGCGAAGAACCTGGAGAGCGCATACCAGGATCAACTGCACGCCATGCGCGAGGGCGATTACGACAAATTCTTTAGCCCGTCGGCTGCGACGGTGGACGTGCAGCCGCAGTTGGCGGCGTCGACTGGCGAGCGGCCGGCGTTTCGGAAGGACCAGGTGTTCTAAATGAACTATTTCACAGTGGAGGGCGTGGCGCCGGAAGTGATACCGGAGTTGGAAGACAAGCTTAAGGCGAACGGATTCACGGTGGCCCCAGAAGGCGTGGATGTGGAGATCGACGGGCACGGATGCACGATCACCGGGCACTACGACGAGACGGCGCGAATATTGGCGGTGACGGTGGTGCGGAAGCCGTTCATTGTTTCGATGGGGCGGATTCAGAAGACGATCGAGGATGCGATCGCCGAGGCGGCGAAGGACCGGGTGGTTTAGGTGAACACGGCGGCGACAGCGGTAAACACGGGTCAGCGGGCGGGGGAGATCCAGATGGAACCCGCGATTCTGCTATTGGTCGCCATGATACACCGGATGAACGAAGAACTGACGGTGGTGATGAACGGAATTGCCGAGACGGTCGGCGCAGTGCCACTGAACAGCGCGGTGGCGAGTTCCTTGATCGAAGCACAGCTAGGGGCGCGCCGGCTGGCGCGGTGGGGTAGGGCGATAGAGACATCTTTGGCTATCCGCGGGATTGGTGGAGCGTCATTCGATGCGGAACGCGAGGCGTTTGGAAGGTTTACGGCAGCACTAGATAGGAGACGGACGTGAGACACGCAAACGTGAAGGCGATAGTGGCGATGGCGATGGTGGTGGCGCTCGGGTGCGGGTTGGTGGCCTGCAGCGAGCAGGACGTGATCGGCCTGGTGGAATCGGGAGTCTCGGCGGCGCAGGTGGCGTTGCCGGTGATTGTAGGGGCGACAGACTTGACGCCGGCGCAGAAGGCAACGCTGCTGGGAGATTTACAGGGGGCGGTGAACGGGCTAAACGGAGTGGCGCAGGCGATCGAGACGGGCGGCTCGGCACAGACGGTGGCGGCGGCCATTACAGGGGCATTGACGAGCGTGGTGGCACAGAACGCGGTCATACAGGCGCAACTCTCGGCATCGCTTCCAGCGCCCGTGCTGGCGGCATTCAACGCAGTGGCGGCCGTGGTGGAAACGATACTGAACAACTTCGGGCAGAAGGCCGCGCAGAAGGCGGGAGTGACGCTGTTGCGGGTTCACTATTCGACGAGGCAACTGGCACGGTTGGAAAAGGCGCGATCGGCGGCGGTGGCGCTGACGGTGCAGATTGCGCTCGAACAAGCAAAGGCGGGAGGCAAGTAGGGTGCACTTTGCGATTCCAGCCTGGCTGACGGGAGCGGTATGGGCCATCGTGCTATCGGCGGCGGCGCGAGCGCTCCCGGAGCCGCTGTCGATGGGGTCGAGAGTGTATCTCTGGGCCTATCGGTTCGCGCAGAATCTGCTGGCGAACTTCGACAAGGGCGGCGCGACGAAAGGCACCGGCGACAAGATCGCCGGCGTTACGGGGGTTTGATGAAGACGCCATCGAGCGCGGAGCTGGACAAGCTGATTGAGATGGCTGAGGCGTTGCTGAAGCAGTCGGAGACATCACTGGCGGTTTCGGTGGCGGAAGCGCAAAGCGGGATCAATCATCTGCGCGAGAAGATCGACAAATACAAGGCGATGCGCGCGGCCAAAAAGGCGCCGGTGATTCAATAGCATGTTTCGATTCCGGCTGGAGATAGCGGGCGAAGTGCAGATGGATCGGGGCATCGCCCGCTTCGCCGATGGGCTGTCGGACTACCGGCCGATTTGGCCTGTGATCGAGGACGACTTCTACGCGCAGGTGAAGGATCAGTTCAAGACCGAGGGCGAAGAGGGCGGGGAGAAATGGGCTCCTTTGTCGCCGGAGTACGCCGGCTACAAAGAAGCGCATTTTCCGGGGAAGCCAATTTTGGAGCGGACGGGCGAGTTGATGGCATCGCTGACGAATCCGAACGATCCGAACACAGTGCGGATCGAGGAGCGGAAATCGCTGACGTTGGGGTCGCGCGTGCCGTATGCAATCTATCACCAGACGGGCACGAAGAAGATGCCGGCGCGGCCGGAGATTAAGTTGACCGAGGCATTCAAGCGGACCGCGATGCACCATGTGCAGACGTACCTGGTGCAGATGGCTAACTCGCTGGGATTCCGGCAGGGGATGAAGCCGTTGGATGTGGGCTGGCAGCAGACGTGGGCGCGGCGAAAGGGCATGGGAGGGTTCGACGGATGGCCGGGATAGATCAACTGACGGCGAACTTTCGGCGAGCGGAATTCGCATGCCAGTGTGGCTGCGGATTCGAGGCGATCGGCATGGTGTTGGTTGCCGGGCTGCAACGACTGCGCGACCAGGTGGAAAGGGAAATCTCGATTCTGAGCGGCTGCCGGTGCGCGAAATACAACGCGGCCGTGGGCGGGGCGCCGGGCTCTCAGCATGTGTTGGGGAAAGCGGCGGACATTCGGATTCACGGCCTGGGGCCGCGCCAGATCTACGCGATAGTGGCGGCCGATCCGGGGCCGATCAAAGGGATTGGCGTCGACGACGAGCGGGGGTTTGTGCATGTGGACACGCGCGCGGCGAAGCAGATTGTGCGGTGGTGCTATGACGGCGGACGGGAAGCGGCATGGCACGAGGGGAACCAGGGGTGAATGAAAAGGCCACAAATGTGCGGGGGGGGCAACTCTTTGGAGTGGCGATTGTCTAGCGTTGCTCCCGCGGTTGCCGGATGCGAGCGTCGCAATGGTGCTGTGCGACTTGCCGTATGGCGTGACGAATTGCGAGTGGGATCGCAAGATCGACATGCGGGCGCTGTGGGCGCAGTACGAGCGGGTGCTACGGCCAGGCGGTGCGGTGGTGTTGTTCGCGCAATGCCCGTTCTGCTGGGAAGCCATGGCGGCCGCGCCGAAGGGCTGGTTCCGGTACGAGTGGATTTGGCGCAAGGGGCGGCGCGGACTGACGGGATTCCTGAGTGCCAAGAAAATGCCGATGCGCGCGCACGAGGCTGTGTTGGTGTTCGGCCGCGGAATACGATACCAGCCACAAGGGTTGCGGCCGTTCCATCGGGTTCACGGCGGCGAGCGCACGGCGGTATATCACGGGTGTTCGAAGACGTCGACGCAGACTCGCACCGGCTATCCGAATACGGTGCTGGAGTTCGCGCGGGAGGACGGCGCGGCGCCGGCGCAGAAGCCGGTCGCGCTGCTCGAATATCTGGTGCGGACGTACACGCGCAAAGGGGAACTGGTGCTCGATAACGCGATGGGGCTGGGGAGCACGGGAGTGGCGGCGCTGAAGTGCGGGCGCAAGTTCGCGGGCATCGAGATCGATGCGGAGCGGTTCGGCGTGGCGCGGCAGCGGATTGAAGCGGCTCTTGAAAGCCCGGCTGCGCCGGGTTGGCAGGATGAATCCCGCCCCACCACGGAGGCCAGGTAATGGCGACGCCGCAAGCGATCGCGCCGGTGGTGGAGTGGCTGTTGGGCGTGCTGCAGGGTATGACGGTGGAGCAGCTTGGCGACCTGGCGCCGTTTGGGGAGTTTCACCAATCGTGGTCGTGGGTGTTCGTGAACTGGCCGCCGGTGGGCGTGGTGCCGATGACGTCGCAATTCGATTCGGAGATTGTGGGCGCGGTGGCATCAGTGAACCGGCTAAAGATCAAGTTCGGCGTGAATGGATTGGACCCGGACCGGGTGACGGCGGACGCGATCAACTACATGCTGGCGATCTCGGCGGCGATTTACCAGGCGGACCATGATGCGCCATGCCCGAACAGCAAGCGGCTATTTATTGTGGATCACGATTACGGGCCGCTCTTTTCAGGGCCGAATGGCGGCGGGTTCGCGAAGTTCCCGGAGATGCATTTAGAAGTGGAAATCACGGAGCCTTTATGAACCAAGAAGAGAACGCCGGCGCGCCGGCGACGCAACCGAAGCCGGGGACGGCGCGCTATCGCGTGACGCTGCCGGTGGACATCGAGGGGACGATCTACCAGTACGGGCAGACGGTTGACCTGGACGAGGCGACGGCGACGGCTTACAGCCACGCGCTGCTGAGCGTGGACGCGATTCCGGCACCGGTGCCGGCCAAGGAAGCGGAGGTTAGGTAGGATGCCAGCGACACCGAAGAACTACAGCACGACACAGATCATTCAAGGGCCGGGAGACATTTGGGCGATTCCGGTGGCGGTGGCGCCGACGAACGCGGCGGTGCGGTTGACGCTGGCTTCGGACGGAACGCCGGATGCCACGACGCACGCGGGATCGGTGCACCTGGGCTCGATCGCGACGGGGATTACGACGTCGGTGAAGCCGAAGCTGACGGACATTCACGTCGACCAGTTCGACGGCGCGATCGACAGCTACGTGACGGAGCTGGACGCAAAGATCGAAGCCGAGATGGCGCAAACCGAATCGTCGAAGATCCAACGCATGCTGGGCGTGGGCGTGTACGCGTCGACGACGGTGGCGAGCGGCGACTTCAGCGGCTCGACGATGGAAACGTGCACGTTCGGTGGGATCAACACAGTGCCAAAGACCTGCCTGGCGGTGATTTCACCGACGCGCGCGAATCCGCAGCAGTACGTGGTGAGCGTGCTCTACATCGGTTATTCGGTGGGCGCGTTTTCGCTGGCGCTGGGGCGCGCAAAGGCGGCGAGCTATAAGGCGCAATTCGCCGGGTTGAGCGATCCAACGCGGACGGCGGGGCAGCAGATCGGGGTGGTATACCAGACGCTGGTCAACGCGAGCGGCGGGACGCCGACGGCGAAGAGCTTCGTGCCGGCGGAGATATTCCAAGGGCCGGCGGACCTGTGGATATTGGGCACGGCGCCGCTCGATGCGTCGGGCGGGGTGGTCTCGATCGATCCGACGACGCTGACGCCGGACTCGACGGTCCATGGGACATGCACGCACCTGGGGTTGACCGAGGGCGCGGCAACGTTCAGTGTTACGGCGAAGATCGATCCGATCAAGGCGGATCAATTCGAGGCGCCAGTGGATTGTTTCGTGGCCTCGATCGCGGCGAAGCTCGAAGTGACGCTACTGCAAAGCTCCATGCAGATGCTGGCCACGGCTCTGGGCGTGGGGAACTATTCGACCACGGCAAATTCGTTCGCGCAGTGCACGTTCGGCGGGACGAATCAACCGCCATCGATTTGCGTGGCGGCGATTGCGCCAAAGCGCCTGGCGCCGACGAAGCCGGTGTGCGCCGGCTTGTACCTGGTGAATGCGGCGGAGGGGATTAGCTGGGTGGCGCAGCGTTCGAAGCCATCGACGTACAAGGTGGGATTCAACGGCTATTCGGACGTGACGCGGACGGCGGGGCGGCAGATCGGGATTTGGCAAGAGATTATGTAGCGCACGCGGTGGGGAGGCCTCCTGGGCGGCTGGGCGTTGTGCCTAGTTGGCAGGCCGGGGGCCTGCCCCACCGAACACAAGGGGGAGCAATTGGAATCGAACGGGAAACAGTGTTGCAACGGGAAGTGCCGGCGGGATCTGCGCGCGGTGAACCCGACGTGGGTGGTAGGCGAGAAGAGCTTCTGTTCGCGCGTTTGCCGGGCGACGGTGACGGGCGAGCATGTTCCGGCGCCGGTGCGCGAGGAGGATGCGGCTTGACGGCGCGCGAGTGGAGGGCGAAGGCGAGGGCGGCGCAGACAGAAGAGTTGACGCTGCCTTCGGGGATGGTGATTCAGGCGCGGCGGCCGGGGCCATTGAAGTTGGCGGAATGGAACAAGCTGCCAATGCTGCTGGCGGATGCCGGGCCTGGCGGCGGCGGATTGAGCGACGAGCAGGCGCGAGAGGCGGCGGCGTTTCTGCGCGAAGTGCTGGTCTATTGCTGTGTGTCGCCGCGGCTATCCGAGACAGCGGCCGACGATGCGGAAGACGAGATACGGCCGGGCGAATTGCCCGACGCGGATTTCACTTACATCGTGGCCTGGGCGATGCGGCTGAAGGAGGCGGCGGCGGTGCGTTCCTTTCGTGAGAAGCGAAAACATGATTGTGTTGACGGCGACGGCAAAACTGTTCTCACAGAGACCGTCGTCGCTGCTGGGAGTGTCGGACCCGGTGCTGGCGCTAGCGATCGACCTGGCGGCGGCGGAGCGGGCGCTGGAGCTGCAGAGTAGCGAGCACCAGGGGCCAGTCGAGCAAATATGCCTATAGATTCCACAGCGGACCTGCTCTTTCGCATCGGCGCGAATACCGATGACGGAGAGGAAAACATTCAGCGGTTTCGCGCGCTGCTGAGTAAGGACCTGGGGGATCTGGGCGCCGAGTTTTCGGACTGGTCGACGAAGGTGTTCGGCGACCTGACCACGGTGACGGGCGCGCTGACAGCGCTGACGGCCGCGTCGGCCGCTGGGGTGGTGGCGCTGGTGGCGGGCGCGGTGGAGATGGCGCACACGTACTCCGAATACGTGGAGGAAGTGGAGCGCGGGTCGCGTGCGACGGGCATCTCGACCGAGGCAATGAGCGGGCTGCATCTAATGGCCGAAGAAACCGGCGTCAGCTACGACTCGCTGGTGCATGGGCTGACGCGGTTCGCTTCGACGATTACGAAGGCTACCGAGGGCGGCGGGGAACAAATGAAGATGTTCCACGCGCTGGGAATCAGCCAGGAGCAGGTGAAGGCGGGGCAGAAAGACATGCTGCCGCTGCTCGAACTGGTGATGGACCGGTTTCACAAGCTGGGGCCATCGGTGGCATCGTCGGCCGCGGCACGGGAAGAATTCGGGCGCGGCGGGGCGGAGCTGCTGCGGATGCTGGGGATGGGCGGGGAGGCGCTCCAGCACTATATCGAGAAGACGAAGGAAATGGGGATAGCCGTCCACGCGACGGACGTGGAGGCGGTGGAACAATTCAACGCCACTACGCGCGTGACGAAATCGGAGCTGACAGCGTTGGCGCTGGAAATTGGCCAGCGCGTGTTGCCGGTGATCAACAACCTAATGGTCGGCGTGATCGCGGCCGGGATTGCGCTTAAGAACTTGCCACACCTGGCCAGCGGGTTCGGAAGCTTTGTCGCTAACTTCACGCTAGACATGCAGGCGCTCGGGAAGGAAGTGAACGCCCTG